TAGCGATCCGAATGTGTCATGGTTTGGTGATACGCTAAAGACAGAAATTGGCAAGCTTGCAACATTCAACACCAACGTTCTTGCGTCAAAGTACGAAACAACGTTCAGGGCAAAAACCTTTCTTACCGAAGCAGGTACTGGGCAGGATTCGAATGGTGTAGCAGTATCAACAGAAACCGGTTATGCGCTATTGTGGAGAATCCCATCTATACCAGAGGCGGCCGCAGGAAAATCCGCGGAGTTTATCGGGGTTGATAGAAATAGGACCCCGGTGTTTCGAAGAGCTACTGGAGTAAACAATGGGTGGACCGATTCCCCGTTATTTTACCGTGGAAACCTGCTTGGTGCGGTTGGGCAATCAGCCGGAGTCCCTACTGGGGCAATCATCGAAACAGGCACTAATGCAAGCGGTACATATACGAAATTTGCGGATGGGACGATGATTTGCTTTCGAAACTATACTGACGTGTCACACACCACCTCGTTAAATGCTGGATACAATGTAAAGGCCATGTCATCGATCGTCTACCCTGCTGTTTTTGCTACTGATCCGATTTCCTCGCACTGCGCGCTTCTCCCTGATGGGGGGTTAAGTGTATTGAGGTGGTGTGGGAATACTGGCCTTGGTGTTAGCCGCAGTTCGTGGAATTTTGTCGCTATTTCGGCGGCTCCATTGTCAAATGCTAAAGTGGCGTTTTCACTAGCCGCCCTTGGCCGCTGGTTTTAAAGGAGACATCATGCAAATAAAACTATCACCAACCCGCTCAGATGAGCAACTGATTGCCACCATCACCGGCGACACTATCACTCTTAACGACGAATCATTTGATCTATCACCGCTCAAGGATGGTGAATCAATCCCATCTGATGCAATCGGCTGCAAGTGGATTTGCGGAGATGTCGAGCGAATCGACGGAGAGATTAGTCTGACGCTAATGCTTCCGCATGGAGCCAATGCGCCAGAGGAGACGAGATTCCCCAAAAACATCTCAGTCATAGATGGGCTGGTTCCATTGCCTCTTTATGATGTGGTCGAAGAGGTGGAGCCAGAGCAAGAGCTAACAGGGGAGGTAGCAAATGATTGATTGGAGTCAGCGCGTTACGGTTGATGACAAGATCGCCAAGGCGGCAGAAGCTGAGCGTCAGCGTCTAAAGTCTGAGCGGGCCATCGCGCTATCTAAGCTCACCGTTACTATTGATGGCATGGAGTTTCAGGTAGATGATGCAAGCATGGGGCGGATTGCCAGCGCGCTAGCTACGAGTCAAAAGGATTTTGATTGGGTTTTGCTTGATAACACTGTCGAAGTGGTGACGCGCAAGCAGTTGCAAGAGGTCGCAGACGCTGGATGGGATGCAATTAACGCACTGTGGACTGACAGCAGCGCAAAGGCCAAAAAGTCTACTTAGCGCCGCTCGCCTTGGTGCTGCTACAATCCCCCTCTCAAAAAGGGGGATTTTTTATGCCTGTTGATAGTAAGCATCCTGATTACGTCAGGTTTTCACCGCGTTGGTTGCTGTGCTCTGACGCAGTGGAGGGGCCAGCGATCATGAAGCGCAAGGCAAGCGCGTATCTGTCTAAGTTGTGTGGAGAGCGCACTGATGAGGCTAGTATCGAGCGAAACAAGCGCTATTGGGATCTGGCTCAGTTTAGCGGCTTCAGTGGCTCAACCGTCGCCGGTTTTGTGGGGTTGGCATTTAATCGAGAGCCGGAAATTAGCGCGCCGCAGGCCCTGATCGACTTGCTCGATAATATCGACGGCTCAGGGGTGAGCATCGAGCAACAAGCAAAGCGTACGCTATCAGAGATGGCGACGACTGGGCGCGCAGCGCTTTGGGTTGACTACCCGCTTGCGGTAAGTGAAATGTCGGCGGCGGAGCAGATGGAGCGAAAGATCAGGCCGACGATCACGGCTTATCGCGCCCACGATGTGATCAATTGGCGATATGAAGCGATTGGGGGCGCTCACCAGCTCTCGCTTGTTGTCATCCCCGAGCAATACGTTGTCAAAGATGACGGCTTTGTGGTTTCGTGCCAGGCGCAGTGGCGAGCGCTGAGGCTCACCGACGGGGTTTACGCGGTCGAGGTGTATCGGACGGATGGCCACGGGAAGCCATCTGCGATCCCAGAGTTGTCTGGTGTGCCGGTTGACGGGTTCGGAAAGCCATTCACGGAGATCCCATTTACATTTGCTGGGCCGGAAAACAACGACGCTACGCCCGACGCCCCAATGATCGAGGAGGTGGCCCACATAAATATCGGTCACTTTCGAAATTCGGCGGACTGTGAGATCAGCTCTTTCGAGATGCGCCCAACCGTGGCGGTGAAGCTAGATAAAAATTGGTACGATAAAGTTTTAGGTGGCCAGATCAACATGGGAGGGGCCATACCTTTGAGCGTTGACGGCGGGATTGAGATCGTCCAATCGTCCCCCAACGACTTAGCTTTTAATCTAAAAGCCGACAAGAAATCTGACATGATCGCTCTGTGCGCCAGAATGATCGAGCCGCAGCGCACGCAGAGGACGGCAACAGAGGCGTCTGGCGATACCACTCAGCAAACAAGCAGGCTGTCAGCCGCTTGTGATAATCTATCCGCTGCTTACACTAAAGCTCTGAGTTGGGCCGCGCAGTACATGGGCCTGACTGATGAGTGCGTCTACATGATCAACACCAACTTCGACACTAACCGCATGACGCCCGATCAGCGGAAGCAGTTGATGGCGGAGTGGATCGGTGGGGCGGTAAGTAGCTACGACTATCACCGCTTGATGACCGGAGATGGCGTGATAACTGACGATTTTGACGACTGGCAGGCCATGGCAGAAGCCAACGGCCAGCAAATGAAACTTGACTGAGGGGGTTATTAGATGAGCTTTTTTGATACCGTATTTGAGCGAGTAATCGGCAGCGAGGGAGGCTATCAGGCCAATCCAGAAGATCGCGGAAATTGGACGGGCGGGGAAGTTGGCAAGGGTAAGCTAGTTGGGACTAAGTTCGGGTTGTCAGCCATGACTTACCCATCTCTCGACATTAAGAATTTGACACTCAGTCAGGCTAAGGAGATCTATTACAAAGATTGGTGGGTAAAGCTGAATCTTGATAAAGCGCCGCAAGCCATGGCTTACCAGATGTTTGATGCGGCATTCAACCACGGAACCGGCCGAGCCAATCAATTTTTGCAGCAAGCAGTTGGCGTAAAGGCTGATGGAATTATCGGCCCGCTCACTATCGCGGCAGCCGGAAAGATCGATCCGCTAAAGCTCGTTTTGCTCTTCATCGCTAATCGTCAGGAATATTTTACCAACGTCAAAACGTGGGCCTCATTTTCTAAAGGTTGGATGCGGCGCATGGCTGAGGCGATGCGCTTTGCCGCCGACGATCTGACGTAAGGCTGGCCGGTGAAGGTCAAAGGTGTTAAGCAAACCGGCTCGCTTCTTGATGCTGAGTTAGAGATGGCGCTGTGGATCCAGCGCCTGTCTATCGGTATCGAGCGCGACGTCATGCGGGCGGCAGATAAGTGGCTGAAGGCGATAACGATTGAGTTGCAGGCCACTGGCGAAATCTCAGGGCTTACTAAGCGTCAGTTTTACAAGCTTCAGAAGTCTATAGAGCTGGCCGGTAAGGACGTGATGACACCGGCGCTTGAGCAAGTCTTTGCCGATCTTGATAGCGTTGCTAGTGCGGCCGCAAAGTCAGAAGCGGTGATAATTGGCAGCGCCATCAGTGGCAAGGTTAAAGCGCTGGAGCGGGCCTTTGCAGCCGCCGTCGCAACTCCAATTGCCGCCACCGGCGACATGCTAAAGCCTTTTGTTTTTGGGCTGGAGGCGACAATGCTCGGTAAGTTTGAGCGGGAGATCAGGATCTCGATGGCCACAGGGCGAACGCTGTCTGAAAGTGTCGAAGCGCTAAAGGGCTCAGTCGTGACGATGAAAGCGCGGGACATTGAGGCGGTGATAAGCACTGCGACGCAACACACATTTAACATGGCCCGCGATGCAGTATACGAGCTGAATGGCATCGACAAAGTTCGGTGCGTGGCTACGCTCGATGTCAGGGTTTGCTCTGCCTGTGCCGCACTTGATGGGCTGATCGTGAGCCGCTCGCAGTCGCCAGCTTACCCGCTTCATCCCCGCTGTCGATGCCTGACCATCCCAGAAATCGCTGGCATGGAAAAGTTTAAGGAGGGGGCGACAAGGGCAGGCGCTGATGGGTACGTTTCCGAGTCTGTAACCGCCCTCGATTGGCTGCGAGGGAAATCAACTGGCGATCTTGAAGATGCTTACGGCCCAACAGTCGCAGCGGCAATCAAGAGTGATGGGATGACGAATACAAAATTCAGGCAGCTATCACTAGATAAGGCGCTGAGGCCGATAAGCGCGGGGGAGCTAAAGAAGCGCATGGAGAAAAAAGGGCTGCTATAGCTGCCAACTTTGATAACACTGGCTCAACTGATAAACTAACCAAAATTGACGACAAGAGATCAAAGCATGAAGTTTCGAAATCAATTCTTAAAGTATCACGCGCCAGTCGCTGATGATGGCTCGAATGATGGCAGCGGCAGTGGCGGCAGTGGCGGAAGCGATCGGGATGCCGCGCCATCTGCTGAAGAGTTCAAGGCGCTAAAGCTAGAGCGGGATGCCTTGCTTGCTGCTAGCGAGCTGGCAACGTCAGAGCGCACCGCCGCTGAAGAGCGGGCCAGAGTGGCGGCAGAAGATGCGGCGCGAAAGGCTGGTGACACTGAAGCGCTGGATAAGTCGTGGCAAGAAAAGCACGGCAAGCTAGAGGCGGATTGGAAAGCAAAAAATGATCGACTCAATGGCGAGCTGCAAGGGATCTTGGTCAACAACGTAGCTCAAAAAGCGGCGCTAGAGATCGCTGTCGATGCTGATTGCGGCGAGCTGCTGATGAGCAAGTTCAAGGAGTTTTTGACCGTCGCAGAGCGAGACGGGAAGATGCAAACCGTTGTTGTTGATAAGGATGGCAAGCCGTCAGCGATGACAGTTGATGAGCTCAAAAAGAGCATCATGGAAAAGTATCCGCGCCTAGTGAAAGGCTCGCCAGCTGGCGGGGCGGGAGGGGCTAGTTTCTCGCCGTCAGGGAAGCTAGGTGTCGCGACTGGCGACATGGTCTCACGCGCAAAAGCTATCATCTCAAATATTAAATAAGGGCTCACATGTCTCTCTATATCTTTCAAAATCAGGTATCTACGGCAGCAACCGAGCTGGTAGCTCAAGAAGTTGACAAGTTTAATGCCGCGTCCGGCGGCGCGCTGGTTCTAGGCTCTGCCGAGCACATCGGCGACTACATCGAGAACACCAGCTGGCAACTGATCGGGCAGCTTGCCCAGCGCCGGAACGCCTACGGATCTGGCGCGCTCACGGCCACTCAAATGGGCCAACTGTTAGAGCGGATGGTTAAGATCGATGGCCGAATCGGCCCGATCGAAGTAACGCCAACAATGCTGAGCCGCTTGGGCAAGAATGTGGCGGAGGCCGCCGCTGTTGTTGCCGCTCAGGCCGCTGAGGCGATGATGCAGGACTATCTGAATTCTGCCGGTGCGGCGCTAAAGGCAGCTATCGGAAAGAACCCCGACTCAAGCAAAGACCTGACGGGCGCGGCCGGTGCTGGCTCTAAGCCGTCACTAACCGGACTTAATCAGGGCTCTCGACTTTTTGGTGACGCTTACAGCCGTATCCAAGTTTGGCTGATGAGCGGCGCGACATTTCACGACTTCACTGATGACGCCCTGAAAAACATGGAGCGGCTATACCAGATCGGCGATGTTAACGTGATGCAGGATGCGATGGGCCGTCGCTTCATTGTCTCAGATATTCCAGCCCTGCTAGATCTTACCGGCGGCGCGGCTTATCAGTCATGCCTCGGTCTGACGACCGGCGCGCTAGCTTGTCAGACCTCTCCGCTCGATATGCGAGCAGTGGATCGATTGGGCGAAGAAAACATAAAGGCGATCATGCAGGGTGAGTATCATTTCACTCTGGGCGTCAAGGGCTATCAATTCAAAGATGGCATTAAATCGCCAACTGACGCCCAGATCGCAACCCCAGCAAACTGGGTGCGCGTCGCAACTAGCGTCAAAGACACGGCAGGCGTTCAAGTGATCTTTGGCGAGGCGGCAGCTACAAAGTAAGAGTAGCTCGCAAGCCATGATCAACCCAAAGCCCCTTAACTGGGGCTTTTTTTCGTCAAAACAAAACATCAAGGATGGATATGCGCAAGCCTAAAAGACCATGCCCAAATTGCGGTTGCTCAGTGCAAGTGACTAAGTGCGTCACTGTGCCGCTGGGAAGCGGAAGCTCTGACAAGCTACAAAGCCTTAAGTGCACATACTGCGACACGAGAGGAGTTATCACATCAAAGGAGCTAGTAGAGTGGTTCGTTCCAACTTTAGCTGAAAATAGCTAAGGGCGGTCAACCTCTGCCGCTCATATAAAAACTAATTATCACTGCTTGCTATCTTCAAGCCGCTATCGAAAAGCAAGGAGGTAGCAAGTGGACAAGATCGAAGACATGGAGATCTCAACTATTTCGGATCTCGGAAAAGTGCTCAAGCAACACGATGCTCACAGCCAAAAGCGATATGAAGGCTTGATGGCTGAAGTCGAGGAAATGCAAGAGCGACGTCACGGTGATAATGAGGGTAAGCAT